TTGATCTAATATGGTATCCATAGTATGTTTAGACATATGTAGATTTCTATTGGAGTAAACCTCAGGATTGCCCCTAGGGCAAAAAGAACATGTCCTATCACAAATCTCTGTGATATTTAGTTTGATATGCTTCATTGAGATTGAATATCCGCTAATGTATCTTCTAGTATTTCCTTAACCATAACATCTTTAGCTGAATTAATACCTCCATTTTCATACTTGTAGGCAAAAGAGAATCTATCACATTTAGTATAAGCACAATGCCACAGAACGTGTTCTTTTTCTTCTACCGATCCAAAGTAATGGTATCTAACATTCCATCCAGGTTTGTCATGAAGTGTGATGATCTCACCAGTAGATGGGTCTTTATATCTAAAGTAACCTTCTCCAGTCTCCGACCAAGTAAATAGAATCTGGTATGATGGACTATTCCAGTTAGTATGCCATGCTACAAAGCCTTCGGGTGGATACATTAAAGCCAACGCAGATGTATGAGCTCCTAATAGGGCAGCAGTTTTATTCTTAACACGCTCAACATAATCAGACCATATATCGGGCTGTTTCCTTTTAAGTTGAGGCATATTAATAGAATAATAGCTAGTAGGAAAACCTACATGAGTAGTAGGATTAATAAACTCTAGATATTCTTCTTCACAATAATATTCATTAGTTACATCTGGGACTTCTAGCCTTTCAGAAATACCATCCTCGACTCCATGATCTTCTTTGAGCTGGTAGAACTCCTTACGGAGCTCCTCCATCATATTAAGTAGTTCTTTATTTTTTAATTCAATTTCATGAGTAACCATGTTACACCTTAAATCCTGAGTAATCGCTTTGTTTATCATTATCTGGCTTAGGAGAATCATCAAAGCTTACGTTTTGTGCAGATTCTTCAACATCATACAACTTCATCTTAGATCTATCAACACCAATAACAAATCTCTTATTAGCTCCAGGATCATTATATCGGTTCTTAAGCTGTTTAACCATGATTTGTCTATTAGCTTCAAGTTCTTCTGATGATATCAAAGCAAACATAAAGTCAGCTGTAGCGGGTAGACCAAATGATTCCGAGGTATCTTCTAAACCAACATCTGAGTTACCATAACCAGAACGTGTAGTCTGAGTAGCTGTAACAATAGGAACATTAAACTCTACTGCCAGACCACGTAGTTCTTCGGCAATAGCCTTAATATATGTATAACTGTTGATCGCACCTCCCATAGATTTCATACGAGATGATGAACAAATATTAAGATAATCAATAAAGATCATTTGAGGTTCAAAGTTTTTCTTTAACTTCAACTCATTTAATAAAGCTCTGAAGTGACCAGCATGAGCAGAACCAGTAGGATATTCCTTAATGATTAACTTACCACTAGTCTTATCAGCTACGGTCTTAACTCTATCCTTTAACATATTATAAGATAAGTTCTCAAGCTGATCAATAGGTAGATCAAATAGGTTAGCATCAATACGTTCAGCAATACGTTCTTCGGCCATCTCCATAGTAATGTATAGAACGTTCTTGGATTGAGCTAAGGCCGCAGCACCCATATGACACATGAATAAAGATTTACCAACACCAGTATTATGGGATGACAATCCATTAGTATAATATCTATGATTATCATGATCAACATTGATATCTACAATAGGAACCATACTACCAGTTTTTTCAATAGTACACCGCTTGAATGTACCGTCTTGATCCAGTATATTAATAACTCCGCCCAAATTGAATATTTGTTCAGCAGATACCCACCCTATAGGAGTTTCAAATAGATGATCACAATTGCATGATACAGTTCTATTATCATCCTCAACAGTGCAAAGATATTCTTCATACATGCCTTTATCTACGAAGAAGTTTACAGGAACATATCCATCAGGTGAATCAACCTCTATTTCATAGCCTTCTTCTAAAAGTTGCTTAACATTTCCTATTTCAATTTCGGTAGCCTTCCACTCTTCCATTCAGGATTCTCCATTATAAATTTATTTCGTTCATCATCAGTGTAGAATGATTTTTTTTCTCTAGTGATGCTATTATAAGTTATTTTAAGATTTTTTTCTTAGACGAACATTGATTAATGTGTCAGGGGTTACACACCCAGCAAGACAAACATTCAATGTTTTATTAGGTAGTCCACCCTTAGTGATCTTATTAAAGTAATCTAGATCAAACGGAACACGCTCTTCTTGCTCATGGTAGAAAGCATAACGTTCATCAACGTTCTCAATATAATCGTGACCGATATTAGTGTCAAATGATACACCTAGAGCTTTAGTTAAAATATCAGGTAAGGCATTCTTAGATAGCTGTTCGTGTTTACCATCAATAATAGAAATTGATTCCATGATAGCTAGATACAAAGCTCTATCTTGACACCACTTCTCGGTCTTCTCAAATAACCATTGATCATCAATAGGATCTGTAGCAAACATCTGAGGAAGCATATCCATTGCAGATACGTATTGCTCTTCGTTTAATCTACTATTAGAATCCAATTCAATCTTAAATGCTTCACTCGTAGGTAGCTTATTGTACTTAGCAGTAAACTTAGCTACTTCATTAAACATTGTTTTATAGATGCCTTCGAAGTAGTTAGGATTAATGAATGGAAGTACTTTACGCATAAAGTTATCATTAGTAACGATATTACGTAAAATAGTAAGCTCTAGACTAGAAGTATTATTCAATGGATTCACCTTTATCTTTAATAACTAAAGACTTATTATCAATAGATTGTTCAATAATGTCAACAAGAACATCAGCACATACATCTTGTAATTCAATATCAGTATCTGGATCTAACTCTTCGGTTGATTCAATCACTTTAAAGTTAAATGTTAGATTATCGGTTTTGCCGTCAACTGCAACATTACCAAATCTGACAACTGTTTCTGTGTAGTCTCCTGTCAGGATACGAACATCCCATGCTTGTTCGTTCATAGCCCATTCGACAGGGACCAACTCATAGTCAATCCCTTCTTTCATATTATTCCTCTTCTACAAAGTTTTCAATATCAATATCGGCTTTATATCCAATAGTAAACTGCTTCTTCACAAACTCTTTAAATCTAGTATCAGCTAGAATAGATTCCCAGAATTCACCTGTAGTAGTTTCCTTCTGTCTTACTTTAGGATCCAATAGTTCACCTGTATCAATATCAACCTTACAGTACCAACCATTAGATGGCTTAGCTACGAAATTACCAGCCAAGGCTACTTCAAGTAAGCCCGAGTACTTATCAATACCACCATCCCAGGTTACACTAATAGGAATCTTTGATTTTTCTTTAAGATAACGAGATTTCTCAGCATTAATAACAAAATCATAACCAGTGACTTCTGTACCAGTTTTATTCTGACGACGACCAATAATCCATACATTGTCAGCTGAATACATGATACCAGTTCCACCTGATACTACAGCCTTAGAATACATTTCCATAGTCTGGTAAGTATGGTTAATAGCTAACATCGGAATGTTCTTCATAGTAAGATACGGAGTTGTCATTCTGAATAAACCTTTAAGAGCTTTAGCTCGCGACATATCAGCTACAGACTTTTCATTAATAGCATCATCAAGTTCTTTCTTAGAAGCAAGGTTACCAATAGAGTCGATAACGATAATTACTTTATCTTCACGTGTAAGTGACTCAAGCTGATTAATCAAATCAAACTTTAATTCTTCTACGTTAGCAATAGGAGTATGAAGTACACGAGATGTATCAATATCAAACTGTTCAAAGTAAGATTGTGGTGAACCAAATTCTGAATCGTAGAACAACATAATAGCTTCTGGATCATGATTCAAATAAGCTGAAGCCATCTTTAAAGCGAAAGATGTCTTGAAGTGTTTAGATGGTCCAGCTAATACTGTAAGACCTGACGTCAAACCTCCATCAAGTTGTCCTGATAATGCAACGTTCATCATTGGTACATCAGTAGGAATAATATCCTTTTCATTAAAGAATTCAGATTTAGATAGGATAGATGTCCCTTTAATCTTTGAATTCTTTTTTAGTTTATCCATAATACTCATTAAGCTTTCTCCTCAAACTTGACATTTTGTTCTTTCTCTCGCTCACCTAATTCGTATTGAGCTCGATAATCATTGTTTATTATAATACATTTTTCAAGTAATGTACACTCTTTTGTGAACTTTGTGAAGGCTTTTGTGTCCTTAGGAAAACAAGCTCCTCCGTAACCTCGCTTCATATCAAATCCAGGAACTTTAGTATGACCATGACCTATACGTGAATCACCACCAATAGCCTTAGCTATTTGATTAAAGTTAACATAAGGATTCTCATACTCTTGAACAGCATCAAATAACTGGTTAAAGAAAGTTACCTTGGTTGCTAAGAAAGAGTTAATACCATACTTAACAAAGCTAGCTTCTGCAGGTGACATGAATCTAAATGGAGCAGGATTACAATTACTAAACTGATCATATAGATTAGCTAGGGCTTGAGTAGCTTCTGGTATACCACCCATAATATGGAATTCAGGATTAATGAAGTCACTTAAAGCTGAACTTTCGGTAAGAAACTCAGGATTATATACAACACGTTTATGTGACTCACTTCCAGCGTAATCCATTATAATCTTATCAATTGAATCAGGAGGAATAGTTGACTTGATAGCAATACCAGCTTTTGTCTCCATTAATGTCACTCGACATGCCTCTACAACCAATGAATCATCAACTGAGCCATCGTCACCCATAGGTGTAGGTGTACACACAAATACTAAGTTGGGTTCCCAGAACACCATATCTTGCAGTGTTGTTCCATACTTAGGATCAATATACATCTTCTGAACATGAGGATGTTCAAACCCAAAGTCGACAGCCTTACCAACAAAGCCATGACCTACAATAGCAATTTTAAACTTATCACTATTTTCTAATTCATCAATTTCAGTTGTATTATCCATACTATACTCCATTCTTGTAAATAAATTCTATTGCTTTATCAGCTTCTATATGCATTGGTCTATTCTCATACCAATTACCGGTATCTCTATCGAACTCTCTGCAAAGATCTTCTACCTCTTTTGCTGTTATTGGATATTTACGATACACCGCATTACCTGCTATTGACACCATGATAGCATACATCTTACGGTACCAACCTTCCGAGGCTATCATATACTCACTAGCCATTCTTCTTGGCCAAAATGGACAATCACGATACGATGTCCATTTAATATTAGTATTATCTAATTGGCTTTTACGTGATTCTATAATCTTATCTGCCCAATCTCCAGGTAATCTATCTAGGAAGGACTTACCTTCTGATTTAGTAGCATACTCCCATTTCTTCATTAACTGATCAGGGTTTAGGTAATCCCCGTGATTTGTAAATATAAAACTGTCAGCCCCACTATAGTCACCAGGAATAAAGTACATACGACTAAGATCTTTTGTTTGTTTGTCTCCAATGTCTCCGAGCTCGCTATTAAGCGCGAACCAGAAGTGTTTGATCTTTTCAGAATCGACCGCTGCCATAAGAGGAAAAACAAGTCTAAACTTAGGATAACCAGGCTTGCTACTAGCAGTAGAGTAACAAACAAAATAATACTGTCCAAAACGAGTTCGTAGTTCACTTTCTAAATCTCCTTCAAATACATGATCATCTACATCCACAGCAGCCCAACCAGCCCATTTATCTACAGCTTTATTAGAACGTGTAGTATCGGGATGGAAGACTGCTGGAGATATTAAATAAGCATCTTGTTTACGAGCAAAAGGCTCGGCTGATAGTTTATATAATAAAGACTCAAACTTATCCCAGGTGTCAAAGTCAAGTCGCTTATTAGTTTTATTATCATATATGTTTTTAAATATAGTCAAGCTGTACATAATATTATCTCTGTTTTAATGCATATTATACACTAAATCCTTATAAAAGTAAATAATTATTTTATGAAAAGAAATCTTCTAAACTTGATACCGGTTCAGCAGTCCATCCTATAGCATCTAGAATAGGTAGTAGTGGATCAACGAAAGTCTTTTGAAACATTTTATCGTAATCGACATACTTATCTAAACAGAACTCAGCTGGTAAGTAACCCGGAAATCCTATCACATTTTCTTTAATAGGATTAGGTACTTTCATATAAACGAACTTAATCTTATCGCCAGGATTGATAGCTGGATATCTTTTAAGACCCATATCTTTTAG